GTTGAGTGGCAAAAGCAGGTTGGCATAAGCAAGACCATAACTTTGATTTTCGGCGAGACTGCTGCGAAGAAGGTGCAGATAGCCTTGAGCAACGCCTATGTGGCGGCGAAGACACGGGAGGCCGCTGCCACCAACCTGTTCACCAAGGCGTTCTACAAGATGACGGCGGCCTTGCTTAAAAACCCTTATGCTCTGGCGATAGCGGGGATAACGGCGTTGGGGTATGGCTTGTATCAACTGATGACCAATGCCAACAAGGCGAAGATAAGCGTTGATGATTTCGAGAAGTCTTTGGAATCTTTCAAGCAGTCAAAGTCCCACGCCAAGGATATTGATGATTTGTGTACATCTTATGACGAGTTAAGCAAGAAGACGGACAAGACTGCGGAGGAGCAAAAAAAATTGACTCGAATCACCAAGGATTTGGCAAAGGCTTATCCATCTGCTGTGGCTGGTGTGGATGCACAGACAGGTTCTTTGAAGATAAATACCAAGGCGATACAAGCCAACAACGACGCGGTTAAAGAAGCTATAAAATTAGCCTTGATGCAAGATAAGACAAGTGCCGAGGCCGAACTTGCAAAACGCGAGGTTGAACGTGACAAGATAGCGCGCGAGCTGGAGCGCGGTAAAATCACTCGTTTTGGTCCTTATAACACACAATACGAAGATGATTTAACCGAAGAAGAGCGGGCCGCACGTGGACGGCGTATCACCGAACTAGAAGCCGAGATAAAACAGTATCTGACGTTAGTCGAAGACGCGAATAAACAGTTGGAAGGCTATTCCGGTGAGGTTGGCGTTTGGTTGGACTTTTTTGATGACAAATGGCGGCTGTCCCTCACTGGCTACGCATACACGATGTCAAGCACCGGTCAGAAGGTCCGCGCCTTCACCAACGAGCAGATTGAGAACTTCACATCGCTGAAAGACGCTCTCGATGATGCGGCAAAAGGCTATAAAGAACAGAAAGAGGCAGTCGAGTTCTATCAGCACGCTTATGGTGCGGCTACAGGAGGAAAGAAAGAACAGATGGCCGCAGCCCTTGCTGACGCAAAGGCGCAGCTTGCCATGTACACAAAGATACTGACCGACAATAATGCGATGTATCTGACGGCTTCAAATGGCAGCGGTGGCACGACAAAGGATTCTTTCATCCTATTGATGCAGAATCGTATCAAGTTCATGAAGGATTTCCAGAAGGGTTATGAATCCCTACTGAAATTTATGTCGGCTTCATCCGCTTTGCAGAAAGAGGGAAGCATTATGCAGGGGCGTGGTGTGGCCTTGGGAATTGACCCGGCTGAACAGAAACGCGCTGCGACCGACCTTTCCGGCTGGTTCGAGGACTTGAAGAAGACGGTTTTTGCCGAGGCGCAAAAGAAGGGCGCGAAAGGTGATGTTCTGGATTTCCTCGGTTTGAAAATTGATTCCGGTGTGCTTCGTGAATATCAGTCCTTGATACAGTCCATCTTTGACGCAAAGACTGACATAGACACGTCTCAGATGTCAAAGAACCTTGACAAGGCGATAAAACAGCTCAGCACCGAGTTAAAGAACAGCGAGGCTGCACGCAACTTCTACAACGACATCCTCGGCCAGACAGGAGACGAGCAGCTCGCCACGACGCTGACCGTCTCGGTCTACGGCGACATCGGAAAGGACTTCAAGGGCCGGATTCAGTCGCAGCTGGACAAGGCTTTCGCGAGCCTTTCGGAAGCCGACCAGACCCCGGAGATGAAGGCGGCCATAGACACGCAGGACTTCGGGTATATCCTCTCCAATCTGGACAAGTTCTCGCAGGAGTGGCAGAAGGTGCTGCAAGATGCCGCCAACAGTTCAATCCAGTACAACGCCCAATGGCTGAAAGATTTGGTCACCTCGTATCAGAAGCACAAAACTTTCGAGGAGCGCATCACCGAGACGCAGCAGCGTGAGGCACAGAAACGGGTTGAGATTCAGCAGTGGGAGGCGGAGCAGATTGCGGCGATAGACAAGGATTCGACCAAGACCACCGAGGAGAAAACCGCCGCCAAAGCCAAGGTCAAGGCCACTTCGACGCAGATGCAGGCGGCTTCAACCAGCAAGGAGGCGAAGGAGGTGTCCAATATCGAAATGGAGGCGTTGAAAGCCACTTACGAGTGGACAAAGGCGTTCGAGGATATGGATAACGTATCAACGGCAACGCTGAACAACCTCATCGCCTTGCTGACCTCGTACATCGACAAGTGGAAGGATTCCGGTGACGCTCCGGAGTCGTTGAAGGCGGCTGTCCAGGCATTAGAGCAGGCGCAGGCGCAGATTACGGAAAGAAATCCTTACCAAGGCGCGATAAAAGGTATAAAGGATTATATCAAGGCCAAGCAGACGGCAAACAGATTGGAGAAAGAGGGTAAGAAAGGTACTCAAGAGTATAAGAAAGCGCAAGACTCTATGCGCAAGGCTATGAAATCTACCGAGAAATCGGTAAATGATGTCAGCACTACTTTCAATACATTTTCTTCAATCGTAAGTTCTGTTTCCGATATTCTGAACCTTGACGAAGCTTCTGACGGTGAAGCAGTACTGCAAGGCATCGCCGCCGGTCTTACTATGGTTGGCACGGCCCTTGTGTTCATCAACGCAATGTTCACCCTTTTGGAGACCAACCCGGTAGTTCTTGCTATTTCCGCCATAATTGCGTCTGTCGCCGCACTGGGCATGATAATGAGCAATCTGTCCACCGCCAAGGCGAACCGCGAGATAGAGAATCAACAAGAGATAGTGGACAATCTTGAAAAGGCGTATAAGAGGTTGGAGAAGGCTATGGAGGATTCATTCGGCTCAGACTACAACTACCAAGAGCAGATGAAGAACCTCCAAGCGCAGGCCGATGCTTATCAGAAGATGGCTGACGCTGAAAGAAGCAAGGGGCACAAGGCCGATGATGACAAGATAAAGGAATACGAAGAGAGTATGGATGACGTTTTGGAGAAGATGGATGAGATGAAGCATCAGCTCAGCGAGTTCTTTTCGGGTACAGACTTGACTTCCGCGGCTGAGGATTTTGCGCAATCTTGGATTGACGCGTACCGTGAGTTCTCAAGCACAACATCGGCCATGAAGGACAAGTTCAAGGAGATGATAGACAACATGATTGTGAAGTCAGTCGCCGGGCAGATGATGCAGAAAATCTTGAAGCCGGTGTTTGATGCCATTGAGGATTATTCTGAGGATGGTGAGCTTTCCGTGGATGATATAGCAAAAATCGCGGAGTTGACCACGGCGGTAAACGAGGATATACAGACATCCTTTACCGCCTTGATGGACAGATTCACCGCAGCCGGAATGAATATCCGTGCCACCGGCTCAACCCTTTCCGGAATATCCAAGGACATCGCCGGTGCTTCCGAGGAGTCCATCAACGCCCTTGCGGCGGGCATCAACACGCAGAACTTCTATATGTCCTATATGCCGAACATAGACCGAAACGTCGCCGCTATCCTTGTGGCGATACAGGGTGGCTCTACACCTAACACCGTGGCCACGCCGCAGGCCACCTCTGTTCAGTTTGGCGACGAGACGTTCCGTGGGCAGATGAGCAGGATAGACGAGAACGTCGCCGGGATATACCAGATGATCCGCAGCGTGATAACGCCGAAGTCGGCCAATATCAACACCCATTGTGTTGGCACAAAGAGTTAATTTTCGTACCTTTGCGACATGGAGAAAGACTGGAAAAAACAGCTGCGTCACGAGGCCTCCCTGCACCACATGTGCGGGGAGAACCGCGCGGCGCTTTCGGAGGTGCAGTCCAAGGTGGAGGCCGTCGCCTTATACAAGAAAACCGTGGACTGGGCGATAAAGGAGGGTTATCCCGATTTGGAGATTATACGCCGCCATTTCAGCGACGCCGACGCCTCCGGTGTATTCGTTGACCGCCACTTTGACGGCGAGGTCCTTGATGACCAGCAGGTCTATGTCTTCCACAACTGCACCGGGACTATTCGCACGGGGCTGAACGTTGACAAGGCGATAATCCCTATGCTGCATTTCGCCAACGGATGCGACATGAAAGTGGAGAGCTGCAACGCAGACAATATGCCGTACCCTGTCCGGGTTCCGCTTTACATCTATGGTGACAGCAAGGTTGAGGCCGAGGAGTCTGCAAGACTGCATTGTCTGAAATATCTAAATACCAAATAATTATGGGTGAGACACCAATACTTTCGGACATATTGCAGAACCTCGGACTTCCGTTGGTCACGGGCATCATGGGGTGGTTCGGTAACGTCTGGCGCAGCCGTCAGAAGAAGGACAAGGACGTCCTCGACAATGTGACGCAGATTCTCGGACTCCAGAAGAAATATATTGAGGAGCAGCAGGGCACGATTGAGGAGACAAGGGCGATGAACAAGCGTCTTGAGGCGAAGCTGGACAAGAAGTCCAAGTGCATCAGACGGGCGAGCAAGTGCAAGTACACGAATATGGGTGACGGCTGTCCGGTGCTTCTTCTTGAGGAGAAGTATGACGAATCACCGGATTGCGACACCTGTCATCTGAAAAAGGAGGAAGACGATGCTGAGAGTGCGTCTTAAAATAGGGGACGGTGACGGAAGCCCGGTCTACACGGACGAGACCTATGGCCTTGTCTATGTGTCAGCCGACAACCGCCTCGGCCCGGACATCAAGGCTTTCGAGTCCACGGCCTACCCGGAGGAGGAGGGTGAGCATCTTCTGACCAAGACGGTTGACGCGGCGTTCGATTACAAGGTCAAGTTCTACGTCAAGGCTGAGGGCAGCCTTGAAAACGCAAACCAGAAGATTGCTGCATTCAACGCCGCGCTGTTCGACAAGGATGATAACGGCGTGAAGACATTCAAGCGGGTGTGGTTCTACAACGACTATAAGAAGACTTTGATTGTCGGCTATCCTTACCCCATATCGGAGGCCACGGACTTCTGGCGCGATTCCAAGGGTGAGTGGCACGATGTGGTGGTCGTGGAGTGGAAAATACGTGTGACTAAACCAAGTCTTTGTGATTTCAATCTAACTGCACAGACAAGTGATTAAAGGCATTACAGAGGTCAATTTTCCGTCCTATGCGACGTTGAGTCAGGCGACCGTCTCCTTGGAGGAGATGGGCAGCCGCACCATAACCACACAGGTCAAGATAGACGGCGGCGTGACGCCCGACTTCGAGAGCAAGGAGTGGAAGCTGGTCTACAACGGCGAGGAGTTCATACTGAACACCAAGACTCCGCAGGCGACGAAGGACACGACCACGCAGAAGTCGATACTTGACCTTACCTTTATTTCCTCGATAGAGTCCGAGTTGAAACGGTACTTCTTTATCGAGATTTCCGAGGTCGAGGTGGGCACGGTCATCGTTGACAAATACATAGCGTCGCTGCGTCTGAACGTGACCGATTTCATCACAGCCTTCAACCGTGTGCTGGATTACTACTTCGGGTCGAACAAGTTCCGAATCGTGGCGGCGCAGGGCATCGAGCTTTCCCCAGAGGTCAAGGACGTGTCGATAGAATACACCTACCTTTGGGATGTGCTTCCGGTCTTCTACGACATCTACGGTCTGACTTGGCACGTCACAAAGGACGTGAACGGCTACACCATAACCGTTGGTGGTCAGATGCAGACCATACAAGACCATGTATTCCAATACGGCTACCAAGGCGGTCTCACGCGCATCGAAAGGCAGATAGAGGACGCGGATATTTACAACCAGCTTCTTGGCCGTGGCGGCGACAAGAATCTGCCTTACAGATACTTCAAGAAGGAAGACCCGAACAACACCGCCTTTGCCGGAGACCCCGATGCTTGCGCCGAGTTATCCACGGTCTATTTCGAGAGGCTTCTGGACATCAACTTCCGTTATTACGTCAAAGGTTGGCTGCGGAATCCGAACCGTCCGGCGAACGCCGATTATCCCGTGCCTACGACAACCGAGCCGGAAGAGGTGACATCCTCTTGGGCGTACCAGAAAGGATTTACCGACGAGAAGTTCCGCCCGGTGGAGTATGTCAAGGATGACGATTCCATAGCCAAGTACGGTGTGCGGCAAGGCAAGCTGGACGACAACGACGACATCTATCCGACGATACAAGGCATCACTGTTGACCCTTACGGCAGGATTGACGAGATTGTGGCCGTGGGTTCTATTACCGACGGAAGCGACGGCGTGGAGACGGATGAGAGCGGGGTGAAGAAGACCACTATCCCGGATATACTTACCAACTTAACGGTGGATAAGACATATTCTGCTAACAGGAATGTCACTGAGTCCGTGATATTGGAAAGTGATTCATTCATTGTCCCAGCGGGGTTCATCGGACAGATTGATTATAGGCCTTATACGGATAATTCGCGTTATACTCGCAATAATCCCCCTGTTGTCTATGAACCTAAAGAAAGCGAATTTTTCGCCGTTCGTGACAGTGACGGTACGTTATTTAGCATATCAAGCATTCCCGGAGGCGAAAGTTATCACCTTAAAGTCAAGTTTGTTGTTTCGGTTGCGACTAAGACAAAGGGCATTGTTGTAGAGGTAGGATTGAAGGATATTACCTTGACATCCTCTGTCAAGACGGCCTCCGGCAATGATACGGCCTTAACCTTCAACGTCTGGATAAAGAACGTGTTCCAGACCACGCAGGGCACAAGCGAGACGAACCTGCAATATATGAAGCGTGTGTGGGAGCCTGTCCTTGGTGACCGTGTGGGGAACGAGGCCAAATTGGTTTTCTCCGACGGCTGGATGTCCGCAAGCAGCGACTACGAGTTCACCATTGTCGATTGGCCAACCGTGGATAGGACAAAGACTATCGACGGCGTT